CCTTTACCGTCAAATACTACAATAACTCTTGTAGGACGTAATAGTTTTATAGCATATCCAAGACTGGTAAGAAATCCAGTTACTCCGCCAACGTGGTCGCCATTATCACTTAGTGTAGGAACAACAGTCCAACAACGAATGAAGTTATTGGTTCCATCCACAATAAGTATGTCGCTGTTCTTTTCCTTCTTGGTATTTACGGGCAAGTTGGCGTGCTCAGACTTTATCTGAGAAAATATAGAAGCAAATTTCTTTTTAGTATCTTCTTGCATTTGTTTGAACCATATGGAGGTATTTCACTCCATATGATTATTTTTATATGTCTTCTTCTCTTGGACCCCAGAGCCCATCCAACAGTTCTTGTTCGGCCATTCGGATGCAACTGGGCAGATCATACGTCGGACCTCCACGGTCTTGTTCACGCCAAATCCATTCGCCGTGTTCTCGGATTTCGTCTGCATACATTTCAAATACACCATCTTCGCCCTTTTCTGCCAGAAGCTTTTCAAAGTCTTCGTAGGACATTTCAGTCAAAGGAGTCAACTTTACTTTTGGAGCTTTTGCAACCTTTGTCTTTTTAGCTTTTGGCTTTTTTTCTGTTTTGGCCTTTTTTGCCTTCTTCGGCTTTTCTTCTTTTATTTCTTCGGTCATTTTAATGACTTTTGCTTTTTCTATCTGGTTGTTTATATCGTGTACATCTTCGCTCATATATTTCCTTTCGTAGTAATAAAAACCGTGTGGAGGTATTTCACTCCACACGATCATTTTAGTCGTCTGCTCCTTCTGATGCTTCGTCGTATTCAACGTCATCAGCCATTTCAGAGTTAGGAGCCTTATACTTCATAACAAAGTTCTCAACGAGTTTGTTATAAAGATAGTCTCTGCACTCTGGTCTGTCCTTGAGCAGCTTGGGCAAGTCCTTCTTTTCAAATACAACTGTCTCGGGTTCTTTACCTTCAACAGGCATAATGAATTGTAGGTTCTTTGCCTTCTTATCTTCTTCTTTTTCTTCTTCCAACTGCTTCTTTGTCTTCTTTTCACCTGCAACCTTTGGCTTCTTGGCATTGGTTACAATATCCCATTCAATGAGATGTTCCAACCAATTGCTGAAGTTGTCGATGCCTCGGTCAAAGTAGATGTCAAATTCAGCACTTCGCATAGGTGGTCCCATACGATTTTTGACAACAGTGCACTTGGTACGAATACCAACCGTCTGTTTATCAGCGTTTTTGATTTGATTCAACTGCTTTAGACGTAGGCGAAGCGAAGCGTGGAACGCAATGGCTTTACCACCACTGGTTGTCCAAGGATCGCCAAGTCCAACAAATCCTACCTTTTGACGAAGTTGATTGGTAAAGCACAAGCATACACGCTGTTTAGCAATAAGTCCTGTGATCTTTCTCATCGCCTTGCTGATAGCAATGGCTTTGCCGGTGGCATAACCATCCGCACCGTGATCGCTTGCCAGTTCCTTCTTGGTAGAAGCAGCGGCAACAGAGTCAACCAGAATAGTCACAAGACGATTCTTGCTGCTCTTGCGAACAAGAGTGATGATTTCTTCAACCTTATCAAAAACATCTTCTACTGTATCAACATTGATGTATAGCATCTTTGGAACGTCTACACCAATGGCTGTTAGAAAATCCGTAGATACGGAAGTTTCTGTATCAATGAATACTGCCAGTCCGCCCTTCTTTTGAGTTTCAGCAAGCAGGTGAGCGCCCATAAGGCTCTTACCAGATGCTTCAAGACCAGTCAGTTCAGTAATTCTACCTACAGGCAATCCGCCATTTGGTCGATTGGCAATAGTCAAGTCAACGAGACTGTTTCCGGTAGAAACCCAGTCAGTAATTTGCGAAGGATCATCTTCTGCATCAAGGAAGAAAGCAACTTTGCCGTCGCTGTTCTTATTGATGGAGTCAGCCAATGCTTCTGCCAGTTCATCGCGAGATGATTCAATCTCGTGTTCAATAGTTTTCTTTTTCATATATGATAGTATGTTTGAGTAATGGTGCGCCAGTACTCCATCTGGCGCACCATCTTCTCATCATTTATTCTACTACTATGTTCAACTTACGAGTTGAACAAATTGTTGAATTCGTCAGCAATTTCCTTGGTGCTGGAAGGAGCCTTGACCGCAGCTTTAGTCGTAGCACTCTTTGGTGCAGGAACATCGGCAGGTTCTGCTTCAGTAGTAGCAGCAGTGGCGGAAACAGTCTCGCCATCTTCAGCAGCTTCCTGCGAAGAGTTCAACCAAGTATCCATTACAGCGGCCAGTTCTTCGTAAGACAGTTCCGGAAACAGTTCTGTCACGTTCTTCTGGTTCTTGACCTTCTCCTTGATGGCGGCATCAGAAGGGTCAAACGCGGGAGTCTGATTTGGCTTTACGCGAATTGTGGTCTCGGGGAAGCTCTTGCCAGTTTCTTCGGCAGTCTTGAACTCCACGACAATGTCACGACCTGCACGCAGATCAGTAATATCGCCATAGTCAGCATCAGCAATAATGCTCAAGATTTCCTGATACACCTGCTTGCCCATACCCCAGAACTTCACACCTTCGTGCTCTGCTCCACGAACGAGAACAGGTACATATGTACGAAGCTTGGGCTCAAGCGAGCGACCAGTCTTCCACTCTTCCTTGTCTCCGCTCTTCTTGAGCTTGTTGGCAAACTCAACGATAGGATCGGGGCGACCAAATGAAGCAGGAGACAGATATGTCTTACCGTTCATATTATAGTGGAAAAGCAGTTCAATGAACGGATTTTCAGGATTGTGAGCATAAGGAACGATTCGGATTACGTTCTTGCCCGGTGTTGGCTTCCACACGGCGGTGGTCTTGTTTTGTGTGCTCTTGAGCGAATCAAGACGCGACTTAATTTTGTTAAGGTCTAATGACATAATTATTTATTCGTTAATTGTTAATGTGTTTTGACCAATTTGAAAATACTCAACTCGGTCAATGTTGAATACTATGACTCAATAAATGATAATCGTCAATCTATAAGAAGCCGTTGGCTATTTTTTCAATCGTTAATCAGTCATTCGTTAAGTATCTATAACTATAAACTAAAGAAAGTTTATGCTTAACTTATCTGATAAATTTTCATCAACCGTGTTGGCGTGACTTTTATTTTGCCTTCTCTGGCAGTAATGAATGAGTTCTTATATTGTTCCCAGTTTATCTGAAATGTATTTGATACTATGCCGTTATTCTGCTCTTTGATAAGTTCATTCAGAGCATTGATGCTGTATATAATATTATGTTCTTTTTTACGATGAACAGAAATGGTGTTGGTATAAAACTGACTACCGTTCTTTTCAGCATTATATGTCAGAAATATTTCGTCCTTATTGGCGACGTTTTGTAATACATACACTTTCTTTTCAAGTATGTTGTAATACTCAGACAACGCATCTATTTCGTTTTGATATGTATTATACTTTGCGAAAGTGCAAAGAAGTTGTGCGTTGCTGCCTGCCATATTACGTCATGTTCTTTTCTGCAAAGATTTTGTATTCATCTCTGTCAACACTCTTAACCGGCACAACTTCACCGCTCAATCCAACAACGGCTACAGTATTTCCTTCAACATCTCTATATTCACCATATGGTTCCGCTCTCCAACCTTTTTTAGCGGCAAATTTCTTTGATACAGAAGAATATTGTTCGGGAGGAGTTGTTACCACAGGAACGTCTATAGCGGGAGCGGCGGCTGAGGCTGGTGCGGCTGGTGCTTCCGAACTTGGTTCTTGTGAATACTTTCCTTTATAAGTAGGTCCAAGTTTTTTTGCGGCATATTTCAATAGCGCGTCACTTCTTGAATCTACATCCAAATCTTCTTCGGGAGCTTGCGACTTTGGCTTAGAATCTTTTGGAGCATCCGAGGGAGTTCCTGTTTGTACAGTTTTTTTATTTGTTGGTTGCGCAACTGGCGCGGATTGTTTTGCTGTCTGACCGGTATTAACTTGTTGATCTACAGAGGTTGTTGCCTGTGCCGTCTGTCGTCTTTGTTTTCCCTTGCGTTTATAGTAAAGATTCATACCACCCTTACCGTGGGTTGGGTCCGATACAGCGTGTGTTCCTTTTTTTATTG